TGAAATCATGGAACAAATTCCAACTGGTCGCAAAGATGGTGACGTGGTTGCCACTGGCGTAGATGTTCCGCTTGTATTCCACTTTGGATATAAAACAGTTGAACATACGTGGCAGGGAATTGGTGCGATCGAAAAGATTGCCGATATGCTTATTGCCGCTTCTGACCGTTTGACTGAACTTGACTGGATTTTGCACAAACACTCTGACCCAATCTTGACCGGACCACATTTAGATGGAAACTCTGAAACGGTTCGCTTGGGTGGTGCGTATATTTCTCAAAATCCGGAAGATCCACCTCTTCAATATGTGACATGGGATGGTAAACTGGACGCTGCCTTTAAGCAACTTGAAATGATTCTAGGCTTTATCTTCACCGAATCACAACTTCCGCAATGGCTATTCGGTACAAGTTTAACGAATGCTCAGCAAAGTGGTGGTGGCTCAAGCCATACCGATTCAACAGGCATTAAAATGCGATATGCCCCTGTTTCTGCTTTAATCAGTCGTATTTCGATGAACCTGCAGAAAACGGTGTCGGATGTGGTGTACTACTCGCAGATGCTTGAGAACTATTCCAATGAAGGCGTTCCAACGTTTGAACAGTATGAGCCAGTGTATCCAAAAGTTATATTCTCAGATGGGATTCCTCGAAACGACCGTGAGCAAGTTGAAATTATGGCTCTTCGTATCAATTCGAAACTCATCGACCAACGCACGGCTATTAAGCGTCTTGATGGCGTGGATGATGACCATGCATCCGAAATGATCGAACGCATTGTCGAAGATGATAAGCGGATGTTTGGAACTATGCCAGTGAATGGCGGCAATGCAGGCGGAAGCGGAGATGGAGCGACCTCTACTGATATTAACGGACTTACAGGTTCTCTGAGCGGTAGCGGTAAAACTGTTCCCGAAAAAGAAGGAGAACAGTTATATAACGAAACACCGGAAGTTGCAGGTCATAAGCAAGAAGGTGTTGGCGGTCAATCGAAAGGAACAAGCGAAACGCCACCGGACCTAAATCCAAATGATACGGATATGCAAACGACTCCGATGAATCTATTCATTTAAGGAGCGATGAGCGATGAGCCAAAACGATCCGTACCTTTTAGATTATGAACAAGAAGCACAGGACTTTGCGAAAGAGCGACAAGACTTCGTAAATGAAGTCCTCGCTCTTTTGCTTTTGCTTCGAAAGAAGAATGTCACTACGCTTCGTGAATCCCAACCTTATCTTGTTCAATTAAACCAACTTGCTAAAAAATATAATGATTCGGCAAAAACATGGATGAACATGCACCTTTCAAACATTGCAAAAGATGGTGTAGTAGCAGGGCTTGTTTCAATGGGCAAAGCAGACCGACCTTCTTCTTTAGAAGAACTTATTAAAGCAAGGGAAGAAGTTCGACTGAAGAAAAACTCGCAGGCCATTTTGCGTTCTTCCGTTCAAGAGATGTATAACCAAGTGCTCGATACGACTGATTCGGTCATTCGTAGAGCAAGACAAGCGATTCATCAAAGCATTGCCGATACCCTTACGAATACTACCGATAATCCGCTTACTCGTTTTTCAAACATTGACCAAGCGATTGTCGATGCTCGTGGCAGAGTGTGGAGCATGCACGATTATTCGATTATGCTCGCTCGCACCGTGATGATGAAAGTGAATCAACAAGCGACAACGCTCGCAGGAATTGATAATGGAACAGGACTTGCGATGATTTCCACTGCACCGAATACAACGGATGCATGTAAGTATTTTCAAGGAACGGTTATTAAACTGTCCGAAGATACACCAGGCGATTATCCAACGTTCGATCAACTTCAATCAGCAAAACTTGTGTTCCATCCAAATTGCAGACACCGAGCACTTCCAATTAGCGGATTAGATGCATTAACAGCCGAACAGTTGGCGTACCAAAAAGAGCAAAAAGAAACGATCGATTTTGTTCTTTCGACTGGTTCAAGGGATAGTCATTATATCGATAAACTTCTTTTTGCAGAAAAACTAAAAAACAAATAAAAGACGCAAATAAATAAAACCCTTTCTGCACTAGATAGTGAAGGTGTCTATGCCTTCTGTCGATACGATTCTGACATAAAACAATCGGTGCATAAGTATCTGACGAGATGTAAAACACGGATTAGGAGGAATAGCGAAGATGAAATTTGAAAGACGAATGAGTCCATTATTTAACGTTGATGAACCACCAGCAGGTGGAACACCAACACCAAACACTCAAGCAACACCGCCTACTGCAAGCACAACCGACCCTACGCCTACTGGTGCGGCAAACCAGCCTGAAAAGAAATTGGAACTTACGCAAGACCAACTTGATGCCATCATCAATGACCGCTTATCTCGTGAGAAGAAGAAATACTCGGATTACGATGATATGAAGAAAAAGGTTACTGATTTTGAAAAGCAACAAGATGAACTTCGTAAATCTCAACTTTCAGAAATCGAGTTGGCGAAAGAGGAAGCGAAAAAATTGGCAGAAGAAAAAGCAACGTATGAAAAACAACTTGCTGAACTCAAAAGCCAAAATAAAAAGCAATCTGTCATTAACGAGTTTATTAAGATTGCAAACCAACGCAATGTACAATTTGTGGATGATGCGATTGTTCTTGCTCAAAACGACTTATCCATGGTAGAAGTCGATGAAAGCGGAAAAGCAATCGGCGTCGATTCGATTGTAGATAAGTTGGTGCAATCTAAACCATATCTCGTGGCACAAGCAACTGCTCAGCCGAAGATAATTGGTCAATCCTCAAATCCGGACCCTAACGATGAAGTAAAATCCATCGAAGTCCAACTTGAGGATGCAAAACGCAAAAAGGACTTTAATAAAGTAATTACTCTTTCGAACAAACTAAAAAACCTGTTAAAGGGCTGATTTTAAATGATGAGTAGTTACTCTAACAAAGACCAAAAGCGTGATATTGAATCTAAAAAAAAGTAAATTAAAGGGGAGAACCTTCGATGTTAAAGTCTTATGATTTCCAAGACCAAATTCGCGACCTCGAAGCAGGTATCACGTTGATCATCAACGATGCACCTATTTTGCTTGGTCTTATCGGTCTTAACGGAGTACCACACACTCAAACTAAATATGAGTGGATGCAAGACCATTTGAATTCTAATCGTGCTAATGCTGGTGCTGCTTTTGCAGTTGGCGATTCTACGATTACACTTGTTGCTGGCGATGGCGGAAAATTCCGTGTGAATGCCGTTTTAGTACATGGCGATGAGTATATGAAAGTTACCGCTGTAAATGGCGACCAAATCACAGTTACTCGTGGTTTCGATGGAACAACTGCAGTTGCAGGGGTTGCAGGCGATGAACTTCGCATTGTTGCTCGTCCTCAACTTGAGGGTGCTATGCCGGGTGTAGACGAAGGACATGACCGTTTGGTACAGTTCAACTACACACAAATCTTCGAGCGTTATGCTTCTGTAACCAACACTCGTATGCACACAAATGTATACAACGTTGGAGATGAATTGAACTACCAGGTTCAACTCAGATTGAAGGAACTCGCACGGGAAATGAACGATTCCATTATCTACGGACGTAGAATCGATGCTGGTGCAGGTGCACCTCGTATGACTGGCGGACTTTTGAACTTCGCTAACCTTGAAGGATCTTTCAAATTGAACAACTCCGGTGCAGAACTTTCTGCTAAGAGCATTAACGACAGTTTTGAAGAAATTTTCAAAAGGGGCGGAATGGCTAACACCATCTTAACTAACACGGCTGGTGCTCGTCAAATCTCCAAAATGGCAGATGCTGCTATCCGTACGCAAAGAACGGATTCTGCAACAGGTCACCAAATCAGCACCATCGTTTCCGACATGATCGGTGGCGGAGAAGCGGTATTGGTTGTTGACCCGAACATGCCGAAAGATAAAATCGTTCTGTTTGACCGCAACATTCTTGAGTTCGCTCCACTTCAAGGTCGTCAATTGTATGACGTTGACGCATCTATCCCAGGTAAATCAGTTGCCGCTTAGGTAAGAAATTATCTATGTTATTATCGAGCAATATCGGTGAAGGCTGAGATGCTAATACCGAGGTAAAGCACATTGTAATAGATGTGGCTCACCGTAACG